ATGCAAGAAGAAATCCGCCAACAGGTACTGTCGCGCGTACAGCGCGACTATGGCCTCAAGCACCGCAGCGGCACGCCGTACATGCGCGGGGGCAAGTGCCCCCACTGCGGCAAGAAGGAGCTATACACCAGCTACGAAAAGCCTTGGGTTCTGTGCTGCGGCCGACAGGCCAAGTGCGGCCAAGAGGTGCGCGTGCGCGACCTCTACGACGACCTATTCGATGACTACTCCAAGGCCAACCCGCAGACGCCGCAGGCGCCGCATGCAGCAGCCGATGCGTACCTGGCCACCGCCCGCGGATTCAGCGTCAAGCCGTTGAAGGGTCTCTACACCCAAGAGGACTACTACGACCGCGCGAAGCGCCAGGGCACGGCCACAGTCCGCTTCCCCTTGGTGAAAGGAGGCTGGTGGGAACGTCTGATCGACCGCCCCCACCGGTTCGGCAAGATGAAGGCCCGGTTTGCGCCGGGCGAGAGCTACGCGGGAGTGTGGTGGGGCGCGGCCGCTCAGGACCAACTGCGCACCGCGCGCGAAGTCTGGATCGTGGAGGGCATCTTCGACGCCATTGCCCTCCTGCAGCGCGGCATCTGCGCCGTTGCGGCCATGTCGAGCAACGCCTACCCCGAGCTGTCGCTCAAGGAGCTGAAAGCCGCGCGTCCCAACGATCTGCCCGTGCTGGTGTGGGGGTTGGACAACGAGCCGGGCGCGCGCGCCTACACCATCAAGCACGCCCGCCGGGCTGAAAAGCTGGGCTATCGCTGCAAGGCCGCGCAGATCGAACAGGTAGGCGAGAAGAAAACCGACTGGAACGATCTGCACCTGCGCGCTCAGGCAGCGGAGGATGGCGACGCACAGTGGCTGGCAGACCTCGACCTAGCGCGCCACAACGGTGCCGTGCTGATGGCGCGCACGGCCGTGGACAAGGGGCTGGTGATCTACCAGCGCGAGCAGAAGACCGAGTTCCACATCGAGTTCGCCTCGCGCCTGTTCTGGTTCGAGTTCGATGCTGTGCGGTTCGACAAGATGATGCGGGAGAAGAACCCCGACGACGAAGAAGGCGCGGTAAGCGACGAAACGGTGGCGAAGATCCAGCGGGCGTGCGCGTCGGTGCAGCAGATCGCCAACTGCTACCCCGAAGCCCTCTACTTCCAACGCCACGAAGCTACCGACGAAAGCTGGTACTACTTCCGTGTTGACTTCCCCCACGACGCACCGTCGGTCAAAGGCACCTTCACCGGCGCTCAGGTGGCCAGCGCTACCGAGTTCAAGAAGCGAATCATCAGCCTTGCGCAGGGCGCCGTGTTCAGCGGCAGCGGCCAGCAGCTGGACCGGATGATGGAAGACCAGCTGTTCAACATCAAAAAGGTCGATACGGTCGATTTCGTCGGCTACAGCCCTGACCACAAGGCGTACATCTTCCCTGACCTGGCCGTGCGTGCCGGCGAGGTGACCCTCGCCAATGCCGAGGACTATTTCGAGTTCAACAAGCTGCGCATCAAAACCACACAGAGATCAATCCGCATGGACATTCAACGCGATCACGAAAACTACTCCACGGACTGGCTCGGCTGGCTCTGGACGTGCTTTGGCACGCACGGCATTGTGGCCCTCACGTTCTGGTTTGGCTCGCTGTACGCCAATCAGATCCGCAGCAGTCACAAGTCCTTCCCGTTCTTGGAAGCGACGGGCGAGGCCGGCGCCGGCAAGACCACGCTGCTGAACTTCCTGTGGAAATTGCTGGCCCGTGCGGACCATGAAGGCTTTGACCCCGCGAAGTCCACGAAGGCCGGCCGCGCCCGCGCCATGGGGCAGATTTCCGGCATGCCCATCGTGCTACTGGAAGCCGACCGCAGCGACAGCGGCGATAAGGCACACGCCAAGTCGTTCGAGTGGGATGAATTGAAGGACTACTACGGCGGCGGCACCCTGGCCACGCGCGGTGTGCGCAATGGAGGCAACGAAACCTACGAACCGCCGTTCCAAGGAACCATCGTCATCAGTCAGAATGCGCCGGTCGATGGCAGCGAGGCCATCCTGACGCGCATCGTCAAGCTGCATTTCAAGAAGCCGACCGCGACGACCGAGAGCCGGCAGGCTGCCGACAACCTCAATGCACTGCCGGTCGAGAAGCTGAGCTACTTCCTGCTGGCCGCGCTCAAGGCGGAAACCGCCGTGATGGAGAAGTTCGCCGAGCGCGTGCGCTTCTACGAAGCCAGGTTGCGGGAGGAGAAGGAGCTACGTGTCGAACGCATCATCAAGAACCATGCGCAGATGCTCGCACTGCTCGATGCACTGCGGCTGGTGGTGAATCTGCCTGAGAACATGGTGCGCGATACGCGGGACGCCCTGGTCAAGATGGCCACCGAACGGCAGGACGCCATCGGCGCCGATCACCGCATCGTCTCCGAATTCTGGGATGCGTTCGAGTACATCGAGATGCAGGCCAGTGGCGACAAGCGCAGCGTGCTGAACCATTCGCGCGAAGAAAGCCGTATCGCCATCAACCTCAACGAATTCATTCAGAAGGCCGGCTACTTCGGTCAGCAGGTGCCCGACATTGGCGACCTGCGACGGCTACTGGTCGAGTCGAAGCGCCACAAGTTCATCAGCGCCAATACCGCCGTGAACAGCGCAATCCGTTCTACCCAAACGACCAGCACAACCGTGAAGTGCTGGGTGTTCCAGAAGTAAGACCCGCAGCAACAGCAAAGGCCCGGCGGGGAGTGCGCCAACACCGCCCCCAAGGCCATCCACCAACGAAGTTCAGGAGAGAACCATGCAACAGATGACAGGCAAAGCCATGACCACCCTCGCAAAGTCGCTGGATTCCAGCACCGGACCCGGAGCGGAGGCTATCACGGGTGTGTGTAACCGTGTGAATGCTGGTAACTGCGGCGAATCCGAAGCCAGCGCAACCATCACCGTGCATGTCACCCACAACCGCGTGATCGCCACGGCAATGCTGAACATGGGGGCGGCCAAGATCGCACAGTGCGTGTTCGAGCGCCGCAAGGGCAGCAGGAAGGGCTGGGAGATGGTCAAGGGGAACGACTTCAACGACGAAACTAGCTGGATTTCGCCCGAGCTTGCCGACCTGGCCAGCCGCGTTCCCTTCCCCTACGAGGTGGCCAACATGCTGCCCGGCAAGCGGGCTACGGCCGCTGCTGTGGCGCAGGCCGCGCAGGAGGTGGCCAATGGCTGATTTCGCCGCCCTGTTGGCCATGTGTGTGCTGCTGCCGGTTGCCGGCGCCACCATGCTCAAGATGTGGCAGACGCGCCCGCCTCGGCGCCGTCATAGCGGCTTGGCCGTGGGCCAGATCCCGCAGCCGCTGCGCCGCCGTGCCCCCATGGCCGTGCGCCGGGGGGTGGCCCATGCTTGAACAGATGATCCGCGACCCCGGCAGGTACTGCCCGGACTGCGGCCAGACCGGCGTGCTCGACTTCACGAACGTTCCCGCCTCGGTGCGGACGTACGCCCGTGAAGACGGCAGCTATGCGGACCACAACGGCCCTTCCCGCGACTACGAGTGCCGCAACTGCGGCGCCTCGTTCACGCTCACCGGTTGGGAGAATTCCCAGGTTGATATCGACGCGGCGCGCAGGTTCCTCGCCGCGGAGTTCGAAAGCGCCGGCCTGCCTCACGTCGCCGGGGAAATCCTGGCAGGCACCAGCGCCTTTGGCCAGGGCGCGTACATCACCGCTGTTGCAGCCGCGCTGACAGCGCCCCGTGCGGCCTGTGGCTGCCCGAAGGAGGCCACCCATGGGTAAGCGCCCGATGATTGCGGTGTGGTTCTCCTGCGGCGCTGCGAGCGCTGTGGCGGCGAAGCTGACGCTGGACCGCTACGCCTCGACCCATGAGGTTCGGATCGTGAACAACCCCGTGGCCAACGAAGACCCCGACAACCTGCGTTTTGCCCGCGATGTGGCGGCATGGCTGGGGGTGGAGGTCGAGACGGCCATCAATTCCAAGTTCCCCACCTGCGACGCCGTGGATGTGTGGGAGAAGGAGCGTTACATGGCCGGCGTCGCTGGTGCCCCCTGCACCCGCGCACTCAAGAAGCGGGCACGCCAGGAATGGGAGCTGATCCACAAGCCTGACTTCCACGTCCTCGGCTTCACTGTGGAAGAGCGCGCACGCCATGATCGGTTCGTTCGCGGCGAGCGCGAGAACGTGCTGCCGGTACTGATCGAAGCGGGTTTGAGCAAGCCCGACTGCGCCGCTCTGCTGCTTTCCGCCGGCATTGCGCTGCCGGCCATCTATCTGCGCGGCTACCCCAATGCAAACTGCATCGGCTGTGTGAAGTCGCAGTCGCCGACATACTGGAACCACGTGCGCCAGCACGACCCGCAGGTGTTCGCGGAGCGTGCCGAGCAGTCGCGCCGGCTGGGCGCTCGGCTGGTCAAGGTGAAGGGGCAGCGGATCTTCCTCGACCAGCTGCAGACCACCGACAAGGGCGGCTCCATGAAGTCGCTGAACTTCGATTGCGGCATTTTCTGCGAAGAGCCACCGCATCACATTGTTCCCAGCCGCACGGAGGCTCACGCATGAAGGTTGCCGACTTGTTCGCCGGTGCCGGCGGGTTCACCGAGGGCGCAGAGCAGGCGGGATGCGAGGTGGTGTGGGCGGCCAACCATTGGCCGGCCGCTGTAGCAACGCACGCGGCGAACCATCCACGCGCCACGCACGTCTGCCAGGATTTGCAACAGGCCGATTGGACCCAGATGCCCCACTACGACCTCCTGCTGGCCTCGCCCGCGTGCCAAGGACACACCCCGGCGCGCGGCAAGGAACGTCCGCATCACGACGCCACACGCTCAACCGCATGGGCCGTCGTCTCTGCGTTGGAGTGCAATTCGCCCGAGGCCGCGTTGGTCGAGAACGTGCCCGCCTTCCTAAAGTGGAAGCTGTTCCCCGCTTGGTGTGCAGCGGTGCATGCCTTGGGCTACGCGATCAGCCCGCACCTGGTGGACGCCGCCGACTTCGGGGTTCCGCAGCATCGTGTGCGCGTGTTCGTACTGCTGACAAAGAGCAAGCATCCCTTGGAACTGAAGCTGCCGAAGATGCCGCATGTCCCCGCCAGCAGCTTCATTAACTTCGGCGCCGGTACGTGGACGCCCGTGGAGCGCCCTGGCCGTGCCGCCGCCACTATTGCCCGTGTACGCGCTGGCCGTGCCGCCTTCGGCGAGCGCTTCGTGGCGCCCTACTTCGGCACCGGGTCTGGATTGACCGGCCGGTCACTGGATCGGCCCATCGGTACGATCACCACGCGGGACCGTTGGGCCGTGATCGACGGAGACCGCATGCGTATGGTTTCAGTGGATGAAGCCAAGATCGCCATGGGCTTTCCCCAGCGCTACTTGCTGCCCACGAACAAGAAGGACGGGATGCAGATGATGGGCAACGCAGTTTGCCCACCCAAGGCTTGCCAGTTCATTCAAGCATTGAGGGCCGCCGCATGACGCAGCAGCAGAAGACTCCGCCCCGGCCGCTGCCGGCGTGCCCGTCCGGCCACCCGGCTCGCTACATCCTTGACGGACGACGGCTGGAAGCACGCGGCGGTCATTTCATTGAATGCCGCTGCAGCCGCACGGCGAAGTGCCCCACGTTCGACCTGGCCTGGGCGCACTGGCATAAGCAGCACGGACTCCAAGCGGTGGTTCCATCGACCCCTGCCGCCGGCAGCAATGTGGTGCAGCTTGGGCTGCGGTGGGCGGGTGGTGACGCATGACGCCGCACGGATTCGGTACGTTCTGGCTGCTCTACGGCCAATTCGGAGCAACGATGACCATCGAGCAGCTGCGGATAACCTATTTCCCCACCGCGAAGCTCAAGACGATGGCCAACAAGCACACGGCCGGCCTGCTGCCACCACGGGTAGGCGACGTATACGACACGCGCGACGTTGCCAGTTGGTGGGATGACCAGCGAAAGACCCGCGCAGCCTAGAAACGACAAGGGCCGCCCAATGGGCGGCCCTTCGCGTTCGGCCGGACGGCTGCAGCTCGTCAACTTTCCGATTCACTAAATAGGTGTGCACGTCCCCAAACACAGGAGAAACGACATGCGCATCCAAATCGGCGGTACCCACATCACGAACACCATCACCATCAGCGACAGCGACCATGTCGCCGTTAACCTGCCCAGCACCAGCCCACCCCCGCAGCGTCCACCGACGTCGCCGAATTGGGCAGTGCTAGCAGTCCAGGTGACCATCGCCATCGCAGGAGCCGCAAAGGCGCTTGCCCCGTTGCTAGGGCTGGTGGGCGGCTGAGCCGCCCCGCCCCTTCGGGGGCGCTACGGCCGATCTGCCGTACCAATGGTGTACCAGCCACCCCGAAAGCCTTGTGCTGCTTAACTGTCGCTCCGATCCATCATCGGGGCAACGGACAGGCGCAGGGAATCAGCGTAACGGGCGGTGGCGGACGTCATCGGGGTGTTGATCGTGGAGACTGGCATTGCCAGTGAGATCAATAGTTTACACCGCTCGGCTGAATGGCGGCGGCTGGCGCCCGGATAGTGCTGCGGCGCCCGGGCCCGAGGGCCGTCCGCAGGCCGGGCGGCGCCAACCCACAATGACGGGCAACCGGTCACAGTTGTCGCGATTCGTTGACGACGACGAAATATTGACGCCGTTATAGTCCGTCGCTCGCAATGGATTGGACGTGTGGAGCAGATGATGCAGCACAAGCGTTTGAGCAGGACCCTCGCCACCGCGCTGGCGGTCGCCGTACTGGCCATCGGCACGGCAACCGCAGCACCGGCTGCCACCGGGCTGAGCCCGACCTTCACCACCTGCCGTGACAAGGCACAGGGTGCGATCGAGCAGGCCGCCTGCCTGACCTCGGAAAGCGCACGCCAGGACCAGCGCCTGAACCAGGCCTACCGCCAGCTGCAGGCAAAGCTGAGTGGCGCAAAGAAGACCAAGCTGGTGAATGCCCAGCGCGCGTGGCTGCAGTCGCGCAGCCGCGATAGCGAACTGGATACCGCGCTGTACGACGATTCGCAGCCCGGCAACCTGCAGGGCGAGCTGAACGATGTGATGCGCCTGAGCGCGCGTGCCGACCAGCTGCAGAAGTATCTGCAGCTGCTGGACTGA